GCCCCTTCAATGGCATCGCCGAATGCCAAAGTCCCCTGCCGGTTGAAAGCGGCGGCGTCCTTAAAACCATTCATCAATTTAATAGCTTCGGGTAAATTAAATCCTGTAGCCAAAAGATTTTTCAAGCTGTTTGACGCAGACTTGACTGACATCAAACCGTCTTTTGCCAAAGAAACAGCGGCATCTTTCGCCTGATCCGCATTCTGACCGAACGCATTCGCAACAGTCGTCAGGCCGATCATGGCATTATTCATTTCGTTTGATGCATCAATGGCCGACTTCATTCCAACGCTTAAGGCGGCAACTGCGGCTGTGCCAACAATGGCCATTTTCTGAAACGCTGGTTTCAAAGCTTCAAGCCTATTCTGAACAGATCCCAAACTGCCTTCAACCTGTTTGAAAGCCTGATCCGCTTTATTCTGTGCGTCAATAACGAATGTTAACTTTTGTGTTTGTTCTGCCATTTCTTTATTTCTCGTGCTTCTTTATCAAGCATCTTTAACACGACATCAAGAAAAAACTGCGGCTGTTTTTGGTAAATCCAATAGTCCCAGCCCATTTCCCGGCAGATGTAGAACATATTGATCAACCGAACATCTGCCTTTACGATTTTTTTTTCGCAATGTCTGAAACTTTTTGAAGAACAAAACTGTAATCGTCAATGTGCATATCAAGAACTTTTTTCAAAACAGCATCTTCAGATCCGTCAATTGAAACAACAACATTCTCAATTGCACGGTGATTTGACTCATCAACAGCTTTTGCGTCAAACTTATCAATCTCTGCCCCTTGTGGCCCGATGTTCTTAACGGAAACAGCAGACATCAAAGGCTGATTGATACTTTCATACTCGCCGCCCGTGATCCACTCATAAAGAACAACCTTTATGTTTTGAACAGGGGTGGTTATCTCAATTGTTTGCCTATTTTCTTTCATGGTTTTTTATTTTTAATAAGTTGAAGTTTCATTGACCAGTTCAACTGTCAAAGCTAAAGCGTCTGAAACGTCATAAAGAGCCTTTAAGTTCTGTTCGTCCATGATGTATTCGCCAACATTCAACGGCTCTTCATTATCAATCAGCTTCGCATTGTGCAAAGCGAAAGTTAATTTGTTGTTTGTCGGAGTGGCAATGTTGATCATTTCGCCCATGAAGATAAAGCAGATCCCCTGCTTGATCAACTGAAGCCATTTCTGGTGCTGTTCAGGTGTTTCAAACAGTTTCTTAATCATGACATCACAGGACTTAAACTGCGGCAATAATTTGACGGGATCTCTGTAATTCGTGGTTGGTGCGGCCAAAAGATTGTTTTTGAAAGTGATGCCGAATTCATGAATTGGAGTAGCAGTCGCTTTTGATCCTGCGGCTGTCGTGGCAAGAGCTTTTGTCGCCCCGAAACCAACTCTGACATCTCCGAAGAAAAAAGGTTTTTGAAGAGTTGATCTTGAAATCGTCTGTTTCTTCAAATAGACCAAAGTTCCTGCATCGTGGCTGTTGGTGACTGGCGCTGACAAAGTGATCTCATATCCGTTTGCATCAATAGAACTGATCGTTTTTGTTTCTTCATTGACTGTGCCTGGCTCAAAAACCAATTGATCAGTGGCCGCCAAACCTCTGTTCGGCTCTAAATCATATTCCTGCGAAAACTGAACAATTGTATCTGAAGCGCCGACAAGAGCGGATAAAGTTTTCATAACTGAAACCTGTCCCATAGCTCTGACATCAGCTTCAATCTTCAATTTCGCTTCCTCAAACAACAATCGCAATTCATCGCCTTTCACGCCGAAGAACCTTTGAGCATAATCGCCTTTCGGAAATTCAATAGTGTAGGTTGAAGGATTTTCAACAGTGAAAGGGTGTGTGTAGCCGTCCCCCGCCGATCCCGTGGTAGTTCCTTTCTTCAAAAACATATTCAGGAAATGACCAAGAGTGTCGGGATCACCCCAAACTTTGATCGTTCCCGCATGGGATCTTTCACCCTGCGACAGATCCAATGCTTCAAAATCCGTGCCATACATTCGTCTATCAGGAGTATGGTTTGGATTTGTTTTCAATTCAACCGACTCAAGCGGAAGAAAAACTGTCGGCTTGACTGCAACGCCTTCAGTCGTTTCCTCTTTAATCGCCAAATAACTTAAATCTGCAATATAATTTGCCATGTTTATTTGTTATCTTTTTTAATTTCTTCTTTAACTTTGCCGACAACCTCTTCAAAGTTAGCATTATTTATATCTTTTTCCGTTTCAATCACTTCATTTGGCTTTACAAAACCGAAGCCGTCTAAAGCCAATTCACAACCGGAAATGTTTTTATATTTTTTCTTCATGTTTTTATTATGAATAATTGTTGACCAAATCGTTTAATTGAACAGTGAACCTTGCAAAATTGAATGTGCCATTTCTTGAAGTGAAATCAAGTGAAACATCAACAACAATCACCCTCATGACAACCCCGCCCAACTGCGGATCTTGATCAAAAGACTGAATGACACGATCCACGACTGTGCGAAGATTTGTTGCGGCTTCAGATTTTGTTTTCCCTGCCTTTGACTGCTCTTGATAAAGGAAAATGTCAAAAGTGAAAGCCCTTTCAATTCTCTGCGTGTCAATGACCTGACCCGCACCCCCTTTGTCTAAAATCACCGCACAAGGATAACCCTCAAACTCGTTCTCGCCATAAGCATAAACATTTTTGAAGATCGCATTGTCGTCGTCATCAAGCAATCCCTCAAGTTTTGTTTTCAAAAGTCCAATCAGATTTGCGTAGGTTTGAGTCATAATCTATTATAGCACAATTTTACTGTCAATATCTCAATGAAGCGATCTTTTCCATTGACTGCATGAAAAATCGCTGAATTTGAGCAATACTTCTTTCAACCGCCCTTCGCAAGAAAGGCTGTGCGGCCGTGCCCGGATGCCTGACGACTTTCCCGAAAAACTGCCCTGTTCTTCTGTTCGCCAAAACTTGCTTATTCCTGATCCTGATCGTGTGCGGCTTCGTCCCTTCATGGACGAAAATCGCATAACCGGCCCAAGCAACCACCTTTCCGATCAGACCTGAAACTTGAGACCTGATTGACTGCCTCAAATTGCCGCCACCTGACTGTTTATTAACAGGGGCATTCCTGATCGTTTCACCCTGAACAAGCATGACAGACTTTTTAATGGCATTTGAGAATTCCCTGAAACTCTGTTCGGGGTATCGTTTCAAAGAAGATCGCATGCTGTCAATCTGTTTCCCGACATCAATTGAAATCTGAATGGACATTTAATCATTATAAAGTCTAATTCTTAATTCCATGTGTGTTGAAAGACCCAACCATGTCTTAAAATCTTCAACACCAACAACCTTGTAAGAAGTCGTGCCGTCAACGATCAAATCGCCTTCCTGAATATCCAAGACCGAACAGAACATCAAGAAATCTTTTCCGAAACCACCTTGCAGATCCTCTCCAAAACTATCTTCAAGCGGCTGGATCATACAGGCAACATTCGTCAGAAAATCCTGATAATCTTCTTTTTGAGTTTCTGTGATTGCAGTCAGCCTTTTCGTCTTTACTGTTTTGTTAAACTGATTTCTCAATGGATCGTAAATCATGTTCAGAATGTTATTTTTCTCAACATATCAAGCATTTTGTTGGCACGATCAAAGTCCTGCCATTGCTTATCGTCTTTATAAGAAACAGTATATCTGCCAACACTGATTGAAGAAACTTCGCCTTCTGCGTTCAAAGAATAATTGATGATGCCGGAAACAAAAACTGTGGCAATGAATTTTATCTGATCAGGCACAGCGACAGAATAACCCCATTTCGCCGTGATCTGAACATTCTGCAATCCTTCAGGAAAGACAGAATATCTTAAAGAGATCTTATTTTTTGGCAAAGTGTTTGAAGGATAAATCAGATAATCGCCTGCGACAATTTCTGTCAGCGGCGTTTCTTCGCCATATTCAACCTTCGTGATTTCAACACAGTCATCAATCAAAACAGATCCTTTGCCTGTGCCATCAAACTTCCTCACCGAAGCAGTGCTACCGGCAACAAAGTTTCTGCCTGTGTAAGTATCAATGTAGCTTTCAATTTCAGCAATCCATTGAGTGATCTGATCATAAAACGAGCTGTCAATCGTGATCAGTAAGTAATTCTCAATCTCTTGTCTTGTGGTGTAGCCTTTTGCCATGTTTATATTATAACTTAATTTTTAGCTTCCGACCAGTCGCTGATAGGGGCTTGCTTTCCTATGGTAGGGATAAATCCTAATAACATATCGTAAAGATTTTGTGATTGATCTGTTCACCCGAACAGCATATCCCAAGTTCTTTGTGATTGCCGGGCTGACCT